CGAACTAACTGTTTTTAGAGAGTACCCAGAATCAGTTTCTGAAGTTATTTTTTATGAATGGGTGGAAAGTGACAGAATTGATTTAATTGCCAGCAGGTACTTTGGAGACGCAGAGTATTGGTGGAAGATAATGGATTTTAATCCTGAACTTACTAACCCTTTTGAAATTACTCCTGGAACAGTTATAAGGATTCCAATAAATGCCGATTAGAAAAATACCTTCAGGATTTCAAGTACGTAATGGAACTTCATATGAAGTGTCATTTCCAGATTTCCCTTCTTTTTCATTAATGCCAAATCAAATTACTTTGCATCAAGAAATGAAAAGCCATGACATTTTAACGTTGCATTACAAAATTGTTTCTCCAATTTTTTTAAAAGCATTAAAAACAGGAACTCCCGTAAAAGTTGTTTGGGACAACAGCAACAACGTAAAAGGAAGATTTACGGGGTTTGTTAGCAAAGTTAGAAAGTTTAAAGAAGGAAGTGTAAGAGAACAAGGTTTAGAGGTTACCTGTATTGCTGCTTCTTTCCCGCTAAAAAACACCTCAACAAAAATTTGGGTTAATAAAACTGTATCTGAAGTGGTTAAAGACATTGCAAAACGTAACAAAATGAAAGCGGTTGTTACAAGTCATTCGGCAAGATACAGCCAATTAGCCATGCACGGAGTCTCTTGGTGGGAATATCTAAACGAGTTAGCAATGAAGGTAGGTTACTCGGTTTGGGTTGAAGGAACGACTATTTACTTTAAATCTGTAGATGAAACTGTAAACCGACCAATGGGGTCTGTTCCCGTTTTATTATTTCAAAATGAAGAGTTCCCTCCGTTTTCAGCATCTATTGAACGAACACTGGACCGTTTTGAAATAATTTCTGGAGATTACATAGAAGAGTCTGACCAACCTAGACGTAGTGTTAAAAACATAAGCGGTGTTGACCCAACCAGCGGTAAAATTTATAACGCTAGTGTTAAACCAACTTCAAAAAAATCAATTAGAACTAAAAACGCTCAAGTAATATTTGACGACAATAGAAGTTTAGACGTAGCGGTAAGTAAAGAATTTGCTAAAAAAGTTGCAACAGGTAAGGCGGAAACAGCCCGTTTACACATACCAGGAAAGTTTTTTTCTCAAGGTGACCCAAGAATAAAGCCGTTTAATTTAGTTCAAATAAAGGGCATTGACTATACAAGTGATGGGTATTGGGTTGTAAAAAGCGTTACACATACCCTTTCTAGCACAGGCGTATACACCTGTTCTGGAACAGTGCTCTCTGATGGTCGTGGGCCAAATCTTGGCAGTAAAACTCGTCGTAAATCGTCTGGGGAAATACCTACCTTAAACTTAACTAACTTTAATGATGGAGACTCTTTGGGAAGTTCAAAATCACCCAAACTAACCTCTAAAACAATTATGTTCAATAAAAACAACAGCGGGTATACTTTAAGCCCTAGGTCTTGGAAATAAAGAAAGGATGATTATATGAGTGAAAAAGCAATTTCTTTACCTCTTTCTTTAGATGCCTATGGAAAAATCTTGTCTACTAACGAACAAACTAAAATTTGGGCAGACAGAGTGCTGTCTGTTCTAGGAACATTGTCTTCTGAAAGAGTTATGGACGCACAATTTGGAACTCCTATTCCGTCTTATGCGTTTGAAAACATAGAAAAAGCAGAGGCATTAATCCCAGGAGAAGTGTCTAAAGCGTTTAGTAAATGGCTTCCAAGTTTAACACTTCAAGACACAATAGTGTTATTTGATAACCAAGCAGGGCAAGTATTAGTCGAGGTAATTTATCAATTACCAAACGATGAAGTAAGAAACACAGTAATAGCACTTGCTGCTATTTCTGGAGACCAACTACCGTATCAGGAGTCCTTATAATGGCTAACGAAATACCTGTTTCAGTTGATTACACCAGCCGAGACTACTACGCAATTCGTGAAGAATTAATCGAGCGTGTTAAAACACGTATCCCTGAATGGTCGGGAAATGACTCTTCTGATTTTGGCGTTGCTCTAATTGAGGCTTTTGCTTACATGGGCGACATTGCAAATTACTACATTGACCGTATTGCTAATGAGGCATTTATTGCAACTGCAACTCAACGTGACAGTATTTTAGCAATTGCAGAAACCTATGGGTATGCACCAAGTGGGTACAAGAACGCCCTTGTGCAAGTAACTTTTTACAACAACTCTGGTTCACCTATAACTCTTCCAGTTGGAACAAGGGTTAGTGGAGAAGTTCTAGTAAATGATGCTGTTATTGAAGTTACATTTACGACAATTACAGAAGCGGTTGTTCCCGCTATTGTAGGTTCAACTCGTGGCGAAATCACCGTTTTAGCAGAAGAAGGAATTAGCAACACAGTTGAAGCAAACAGTCCTTACGGTATTTTGCTTGGAACCTCTGATGGGTCTGCAGACCAAACGTTCGATGTTGATGACTTTCCTGTCGTATCAGACAGCATTGAGGTGTATGTAGAAAGCGGAAATACTTACAAAAAATGGACTAAAGTCCAGCATTTACTTGATTTTGGTCCAAACGATGCGGTTTACACAACACGTTTTGATAAAGATAATAACGTGTTTATTCTTTTTGGGGACGGTATTTCTGGAGCAATCCCTACGTTTCAAGCAGCCATTAGGTGTGCTTACACAATAGGCGGTGGTTCAGTTGGCAATATCACTACAAACGTTATAAATAATTTAGATTACATTCCAGGATTATCTGAATCTCAAGTAACTGCTATTGCTGGAGTTATTGATGTAGACAACTTAACTACAGCAATTGGTGGAGCAGAAGCAGAATCCAATGACTCTATACGAAACAATGCTCCTTTATATTTAAGAGCACAAAACAGAGCAATTACGTTAGATGACTTTGAAAATCTAGCAACTTCAGTTACTAACGTAGGAAAAGCAAACGCTGTTGGAAGTTCTTACACCTCCGTAACTCTTTACATTGCACCACGACGTGACAACGAAGACGGTGACCCAAAGCCTGGGTTAAATGATGACGATACTGTAACGGTTGAATGGACCTCTATTAGAGACGCTGTTCGAGATTACTTGGCGGATAAAATGTTAGCGGGAGTTACTTTAACGATTACAAAACCTACATATGTTCCAGTAACTATGAACATTCAATATAAATTAAATCCGCAATACACCACTGTAGTTGCTGAAAAAGCATTAAAACAGGCTTTAGTAGATAACTTTGGTTACAACTACGTTCCATTTGGTGCTTTTATATCTGCTCAAGACATTGAATATGTATTAGCAAATGTGCCAAGCATTACACGACCAAAGGTACAGTTCCTGTTTAAAACTGGTGGTTCTCCAAGTTTAAACTCCATCCAAGGATTGGATAACGAAATCCTGTCTTTCTCAGAAGCAGATATTATTCTTGAGGCTATTTAAAAATGACAACGGGTGACGTAAAAAAGTATTACGGGACATACAGAGGGATTGTTACAAGTAACAAAGACCCTCAAGGTCACCGTAGACTAAAAGTCAAGATTCCCATGTTAACTGGAAGCAGTTCCTCTAACTGGGCTTGGCCTTTAGAAAACTCAAACCTTAGGTCTCAAGTACCCGATGTTGGGGACGGAGTTTGGGTTTCGTTTGAAAGCGGTGACCCCTCATACCCAATCTGGTGTGGTACATACGGAAAACCAAAAAACGGTAAAAGAGTAAACATCAAGACTCTTTCAGACAGTCAATCATTGTCTGGAATTACCAACTACATTGTCACGGAAAAAACAGTTAATGGGTCGACAGAAGTAGATTTAGTAGCAAGTCTTATTGCCATGGCAAACCGTATTGTGTATTTAGAACAACAACTGGCTCTAAAAGCCCCAATAAGTCATTCTCACCCATAGTTCAGGAAGTTTTTCATGTCAATTAACGCCAAAATTGACCTAGATATTTAGGAGATAAACATGCCAGCCGTATACCCTGATGGAGTAAAGTCCTTTACCACTAAAGTTGACTTCACCGACATTGTTGTTGCTGAACACATCAATACCCTTCAGCAAGAGGTAGTTGCTCTACAAGCAACAGTCGGTATTTTGCCTAACGTTTTTTCAGGAACTGTAGGCACGTTTGACACTAGTACAGTTACTTTTGCAACTTTAAAAGACCGAATTGCAAACTTAGAAAAGGGAATTGTAAGCGACGTTCACCCTCAGTACTTGAAAAAAGCAGGTGGAGAAACTGTTCAGGCTTCAAACGCAACTGTTGTACCTCTTGTTCTTCAAGGGTTTACTAATCAAACCGCTGATTTAATTCAGTTTAAAAACGCAGCAGGAACCACCCTTACTAAAATTGATAAAGACGGAAAACTTACAGTAAATGGTCAAGAACCAAAAACTGTTATTTATTCTTCTACTCAACCAGATGGAGTAGCCCTTGGAATTCCTGCAGGAACAATGTGGGTTGATTCAGATTCAAATCCCCCAGTTCTTTCTGCAACTACTACCATCCAAATTACTGGCGGAACTCTAACAGGTGACCAAGCGTTAACCTCAAGATTGCGTAACATCACTGCCTCAACATCTGACCCAACTGGTGGAAATAACGGCGACATCTGGCTTAAGTATCAGGCGTAATAAATGGCTGGCTCAATTAAAGTTGGTGGCATTTATAAAACTTTTGGACCTATCTACACAAAAGTAGATGGTGGCTGGAAAAAAGTAAAGACAGGCCACATAAAAGTTGACGGTGTTTGGAAACTTTGGTTTATTGACGAACTAAACGACACTTTTGATAGAACAAATGCGAGTGTTTTGGGGACTTCTACTTCTGGTAGTGAGTGGGTTTTACGCCGAGGTACTTGGGCGATTTCTGGGAATAAAGCACAGTCTACTTCAGCAAAATCAGGTTATCCACTAGCAACAGTTGATTTAGGGTTAACCTCTTTTACAGCACGAGCAAATGAATTAACTCCTGGTATGGGAATTGCGTTTAACGTAGTTGATTCAAACAACTGGATGGCTGTTGTACCTTATTACAATCAAACTTCTTACTCATTTAATTATTGTGCTCAATCAGGAACAGAGTCATATTGTATTGAATACAGTTATGGAACAGAAACATACTGCACTGGCTCAGAAATTCCACAAACTGTTT